TGATATTAACACTTTAGAAAAACTAATTAAATTAGTGAAAGGTAATACTTTTCGTTATAAAAACAAAAGAACTGAAATCTTAAATGATTTCAAAAAGGAATTGGATAGATTAAAAGTAAAGTTATGAAAAGAGCAACAGGAAAAAGCAATCTCGACATAGTTAAAGATTATGTTGAGGGAAACCGCCCATTTATTCAAGTTGGTTATGATCCTAACTTGAACAACAGTAAAAGAAAAGAAGGTGAAGAATGGGAAGATGGTCAAGGAAATAAATGGGTTTGGAAAAATGGAAGCAAAAGAAAAGTATCCAAACTCGGACAAATAAAAATTGATCAAAGATGTAGTATCTGTGATGCGGATATGAAATTTGGCAATTATCTCGATGATAAGTTTTATCCTAAAACAGGCAAGTGTTATGATTGTACCATTTCATTTGATAGCAAATTAAAAGTGTTAGGTGTTTATGCGGACTATGAAAGATATAAAATCTATAATAGTATGCTTTCAGAAATGAAAGATTTTAAGAAAAATATTACTGATAGCATTGAATATTTGGAAAAGAATCCAGAAGAAAAATTACAATTTTTTAATGATGATGGCAGTCAAGAATTCTGGACGGATGATACTACACAAATACAAAAAGTATTGTCTGATTTAAAAGAAGATTTGAAAAATGTTGAGGAAAATATTGCAAAAGCAAATGAAGAATTGGGTAAATTAAATTATAATTCTGAAATTGAAACTAAAGCCAAACAAATGGTTTTGGATAAATTAAATCAATGAGTACACCAAAGACACTTAAAGAAGTAATTAAGGAGGAATATAAGAAATGTCTTGTAGATCCAATTTACTTCATGAAAAAGTATGTTAAGATTCAACATCCTATTCGTGGAACTGTAAACTTTGATTTATATCCATTTCAAGAAGAAGCTTTAACAGACTTGGTTGAACATGATTTTAATATCATATTAAAGTCTAGACAAATGGGTATTAGTACATTAACAGCAGCATATAGTTTGTGGTTAATGGTATTTCATAAAGATAAAAATGTTCTTTGTATTAGTATTAATCAAGAAACATCTAAAGAAATCGTAACCCGTGTAAGATTTGCAAATGACAATCTTCCTTCTTGGTTGAAAGTAAAAGAACAAGAAGATAACAGATTAAGTTTAAGATTAACAAACGGTTCACAAATTAAAGCCGTATCATCCGCAGGTACATCAGGTCGTTCATCTGCATTGTCATTGTTAATTATTGACGAAGCTGCATTCATTGATAACATTGAAGAAATTTGGTTATCCGCTCAATATACATTAAGTACTGGTGGTAGAGCAATCATGTTAAGTACACCAAATGGTGTTGGTAATTTCTTTCATCAAACTTGGGTAAAGGCAGAAGCCAAAGAAAATAAATTTAATACAATTAGACTTCCATGGCATTTACATCCAGAAAGAGATCAAGCTTGGAGAGATAAACAAACCGAACTATCAGGTGTAAAAGGTGCAGCACAAGAATGTGATTGTGACTTTGCAACTACTGGTAATGGTATTGTTGATGTTGACACAATTGATTTTTATAAACAAAGCAAGGTAAAAGATCCAATTGAAATGAGAGGATTGGATCATGGTTATTGGATTTGGGAATATCCAGATTATAGTAGAAACTATATAGTTAGTGCTGACGTTGCAAGAGGTGATGGTGCAGATTATAGTGCATTTCAAGTTATTGATGTAGAATCATTGACTCAAGTAGCAGAATATAAAGGACAGATTGGTACTAAAGATTATGGCAATATGTTGGTTAGTGTTGCGACTGATTATAACAATGCTTTATTGATTGTAGAAAATGCGAATGTTGGTTGGGCTGTTTTACAACAAATAATAGATAGACAATATCCAAATACCTTCTATAGTAGTGCAGACCTACAATATGTAGATGTAGAAAGACAATTGACTAATAAGATCAATAGAGATGAAAAGAAAATGATTCCTGGTTTTACTAATAGTCAGAAAACCAGACCATTGTTGATTTCAAAATTAGAAACTTATTTTAGAGAAAGATCTGTAGAAGTAAGATCTATTAGATTTTTGGATGAATTATCCGTGTTTATCTGGGATGGTAATAAAGTAGCTGCAATGAAAGGTTATAATGACGACTTAGTAATGGCAATGAGTATTGGATTGTGGGTAAGAGATACAGCATTGAAGTTAAGACAACAAAGTATGGATCTAAATAGATCAATGTTAGGTGGAATTACAAGAATAGGCGGAACTCAAAACATTTATAAAGCACAAACTATTAGCAGCCAAGAAGCATGGCAAATGACAACAGGAAAAATAACAGATAAAAAAGAAAACCTAACTTGGTTATTGTAACATATTTATATATATAAAACTATGGCAAACGAAGAATTTCAAATATTAAAACAAAGATCTTTATATTCAAAATTAAAGAGACTTTTTTCCACCGATGCGGTAATTCGTAATGTAGGTGGTAAGAAATTAAAGGTAGTAGATACAGATGAAGTAATGTATGCTACTGACCGTAATACACTTAGAGATCGTTTTAATAGAATTAGAACATCTTCATATAATCAATATAGCAGAGACTTTACATTAAGTTATCAAGCTGCTCGTATTGAATTATTTCGTGATTATGATACCATGGATATGGACCCAATCATTGCATCTGCACTAGACATTTATGCAGATGAATGTGTAACTAAGAATGAATTGGGTGAAATTCTTGTAATTCATTCAAGTAATGATAATATCAAACAAATTCTTTATAATTTGTTCTATGATATTCTTAATATTGAATTTAATATGTGGAGTTGGACTAGAAATCTTGTAAAATACGGCGATTTCTATTTGAAAATGTATATTAGTCCAGAATATGGTGTTTACATGGTAGAACCAATTAGTGCGTACAATGTTACCCGTGTAGAAAATAGTGATTTAACAAATAAGAACTATGTTAAATTCCAAATCAATTTGCCAGAGGGTGGAAGATTAGAAGAATTGGAAAATTATCAAGTTGCTCATTTTAGAATGTTGAGTGATAGTAATTTCATTCCATATGGTAAAAGTATTATTGAAGGTGGTAGAAGAGTTTGGAAACAATTATCTTTGATGGAAGATGCAATGTTAATTCACCGTGTAATGCGTGCTCCAGAAAAGAGAATTTTTAAGGTTGATGTAGGTAATATTCCACCATCTGAAGTGGATCAATATATGCAAAAGTTGATGGACAAGATGAAAAAGGTTCCATACATTGATGAAAGAACAGGTGATTATAATCTTCGTTTTAATCTACAAAACATGGTAGAAGACTTTTATCTACCAGTTCGTGGTAGTGATAGTGGTACTAGTATTGAACCATTGAGTGGTATGGAATTTAATGGTATTGATGATATTGAATATCTTCGTAACAAAATGTTGGCTGCATTAAAGATACCAAAGGCATTTTTGGGTTATGAAGAAGATTTGAGTGGTAAGGCAACACTTGCAAGTGAAGATGTAAGATTTGCAAAGACAGTAAACAGAGTACAAAGAATTTTGATCAGTGAATTAAACAAAATTGCAATGGTACATTTGTATGCTCAAGGGTATAAAGATGCATCATTGGTTGATTTTACATTAGAATTAACTAATCCGTCAGTAATTTTTGAAAAAGAAAAGATTGCTATTTGGCAAGACAAAGTAAATCTTTCTAAAGATATGATGGAAACTAAGTTATTTAGTAAGAAGTGGATATATGAAAATGTATTTAAGATTTCTGAAGAAGATGTAGATATTCAAAAGAATGATTTGGTTGAAGATGCTAAACAATCTTACAGATTCAAACAAATTGAAGATGAAGGTATTGATCCTGCTAAACCATTCAATAAAATTAAACCAGAAGAAGGTGGTGAAGGCGGCACTGGTGGAGGTGAAACTGGTGCAGAAGCTGGTGGAGGTGAAGCTGGTGGAACTGAAACAGGTGGTGCAGAGGCCGGAGCGGAAACAGGAGGTGAAACAACAGGAGGTGAAACTGGTGGTGGTGAAGCTCCTGCATTAACAGAAAAATCTCTTAGATCATATAAAAGACCATCACAAAAAGGATCTCACAAAAAGAGAAAAGATATTGCGTTTGGATATGATCCATTAGGAAGCAAAGAAAATGTATCGCAATCTCAAACTGATCCATTAAGACAAGGTTCCAAAACCAAATCTCCATTGAGTTTAGAGGGTTTAAATGACTTTTTAAAAACTACTTCTCAAATCAAAACAGAACTTTTAAACGAAACAAAAAGTCTATCGATGTTAGACGAAAAAAATATTATTGAATAATCCATGTAAATAGTATATTAAAAATGATTTTTACTATAAATTTACTATATTTATAAAATAACGAAGATTAAATTATATGCACAAAGCTAAGCATTCAAAGTTTAGAAACACAGGAATATTGTTTGAATTGCTCACTCGACAAGTGACATCAGATATTTTGTCTGGAAAAGACGAATCTTTTGCCAAGAATATTCTATTTAAATACTTTTCTGAAAGTAAAGAATTAGGCAAAGAGTTACAATTGTATAACTTTTTAGTTAATGAAGTTGCAAAAGACGAAACACAAGCTGAAAAGTATATTGAGATTGTTTTAAAACAAAGAGACAAACTAAATCAAAAGTCATTAACATCTGAAAAATATAATTTAATCAAAGAAATCAAAGATGTTTATCCAATTAATGATTTATTTAAGTCTAGTATTAAGAATTATAAAGTCTTAGCTTCAATATATAAAATTTTTGAAAATCACGGTGATAAAAATTCTAAGTTTGATGTAAAAGAAATTGTTACATCCAGAACTTGTATTGTTGAAAATTTATGTGGCATTAAAAAAGTTAATAAAGAAACCGAAGATGAAATGATTAATGTTTATAAACAACAAAACGAAGAAGTTCGTCTTTTGAGTTATAAAATATTGGTCGAATCTCTAAATGAAAAGTATAAAGATTTGGATTCAAACCAAAAGAATTTATTAAAAGAATATATTAATAGTATAAGCAATACAAATTCATTGAAAACATTAATTGACAGTGAAGTAACTAATGTTAAGAAACAATTGGCTGAATTAACCAATAAAATTTCTGATGATGTCATTAAGATCAAAATTAATGAAACTGTAAAACAACTTGATAATGTTAAAAAATTTAATCTCGTTAAAGACAATCAAGTAATGGTTCTATTGTTATCATATGAATTGATAAAGGAAATCAAAAATCAAATTTAATATGAACGAAGCCAAAGAAATTATTAAGTCAGATGAATCTTTGAAACAAAAAATCAAAGAATTAATTAAACAAGTAATGGACGAAATTACTACTTCTGCTGCTGCAGGTAGTGGAGAAGGTTCTGCCGGTGTACCAAGAGTTCCTACTTGGGTTTCTAAAAATAAAAAGGGTAGACCAGATGTAGCTACTGCTCTTGGATATACTCTTGCAAAACCAGTAAATGAAGCTGCCGAACCAGGAGCTGTTCCACAACAAGATCCAAACGCACAACAAACACAACAAGGACAAGAAGATCCAAATTTATATGATGCTAAATCTGATTTAAGTGATTTTGAAACTAGAGTATCACAATCTACTTTACAAAACAAAGGAACTTTTCAAAACAAAATAATGAGCAAAATTGGAAACAAACAAGTCCAATTAAGAGCATCAAAAGGATATGGTCAACCAGAAAAAGATTATATAGTGAATGTTTCTGGTGTAAGTATTGATTTTTACTATGAAAAATATGTAATAGTAGTCAAAGGTAGAGAACAAGGTAAACAAAAAGAAAGTGAATACTTTGTTAAAGCACCATACCAAATCAAAATTTTAGGTAATGCAGTTGTTACACCTTCCGTAAAGAAGAAACAACAACAATCTCCAGCAACACCAGTTGCTCCTGTTGTACCAACAAACACTGCAACAAAAGGAGTATAATATATATGAATAAAAAACTATTAGTAGATTGTATAACATTTGATGTAGATAAATCTGTACTTAAAGAAGCAATGTCTAAAGGTGGACCATTGGTTGTACAAGGTGTTCTACAAAGAGCCGAAGCAAAAAATCAAAACGGTAGAGTATACGGCAAAGAAATTTTACAAAGAGAAGCTCAAAAATATGATGAAAATTTCATCAGAGAAAGAAGAGCACTTGGCGAATTAGATCACCCAGACAGTAGCGTTGTGAACTTAAAGAATGTAAGTCACAATGTAAAAAGAATGTATTGGAATGGTAATGATTTAATGGGCGAAGTAGAAATTTTAACTACACCAAGTGGCAATATTTTAAAAGAATTACTCAACTGTGGTATTAAGTTGGGTATTAGTTCCAGAGGAATGGGAAGTGTTAAAAAGAATGTACATGAAGGTACCGATGAAGTTCAAGATGATTTTGAATTGATTGCATTTGACTTTGTTAGCAATCCATCAACCAAAGGTGCGTTTATGTTTCCATCTGGAGAACAATCTTTACAAGAAGGAGTTGTAAAAAACCCATTAACAAACAAATGGGAAAATGTAGAAAATTTAATCAGAGACATTTTAGGAGAAATTAAATAATATGAATGATATTCTAATTGAAAATATTAAACTCAAATCAGAATTACAATATGATATTTTATTTGAATCAACCGAATATCATAGTTTAGATTCTAGTACCCAAACATTCCTAAAAGAATGTTATGATATGGGTGTAAACACAGGTATTTACTTTCATAGAAACGAACAAATGCTTATTGAAAGCATGGACGAGGGATTTTTTGACCGTCTTAAGGCCGGCGCAGTTCGTGCTGGTCAAGGAGTAAAGAATCTTTCTGGATTTGGTTCTCAAACTGCAGATAGTAAAGATGCGGGAGTTGATTCTTTATTGAATAATTTCAAACAAAAGTTTGAAAAAGCTAAACAAACTCAAGGTCAAGGATCTAATCCAAATGCCGATGCGTTGAAGGATAAAATCGTCAATGATATTGAAATTCTTGATAAAAGAGTTGTTAACGATCCAACTCCTGCTCCCGATCCAAAAACAGCGGAAGATATCGTAGTAAAAAATCCAGGTATTCCAAAGTCTCTAAAAGATAAAATCATTCAAGGTATAAGAGAAAATCCAGGTAAAATAAAATTTTTATTAGCCGCTGCATCATTTGGTGCGGGTGTAGCAGCAGCAACTTATAGTTTAGGAAATCCTATTGCAATAAAAGCTGCTGGTGCAGCAGTAAACGGTATTGGTAATGCTATTCTAGCAAAGATTCAAGGTCGTGGTACAGGCGATGCAATAATGTCTGGTTTAACTCAAGGTGTAGCTGGTGCTGCTCTTGCTGGTGCAGGTGCATCAACAGTAAATGCTATATCATCATATATTGACCAAGCAGGCGAAGTTAGTCCAAATGCATTTCAAGTAACTAAACAAAAAGCAGCAAAGGTTCCAACAGCACCAACAGCACCAAGAACTCCAGATGATGTTGAACCAATTGGTCCTGAACCAACTCGTTGGGACCAAGTTCCACCAGGAAATACAATGCCTCCTGATCCAGCAGCTGTTCAAGGACAAAATATTCCTGCTACTCCAAGTGCTGCAGGTACTACAACACCAAAATATGTAGAACCAGGTACAAGAGCAGCTAGAGTTGATTTTGATGCGAATCAACAAGCACAATATTATAAGTCTAGAGGATATACTGGTCCAAAGGATACTTTGGGTAGACCAAAAGCTTTGTTTAGAGAAAATAAAGAATCAATGTTTGTTAAATCATATAACAACACATACACTCTTAAGAAATCTTTGAATGAAAACATTGAAGAAAAATGGAATGATAGTGTAGAAGAAACATTAGAAGAAGCATTAAATGCTGCACAACAAAAGGCATACGACGAATTTTTGATTGACTTGGGTAAGATGTTCAATAAATCAAAAGATGAAGTAATTCCATTTATGCAAAGTCAAGGAACAAGATTCAAAAATGTTCTTGATTATTTGAATCAAAATGTTACTCCAACTCAAGCTCCAACTGCACCAGCTCCAGAACAACCAGTTCAACAACCAAATCAAGTAAAACCATCATTGGCTAAATACATTAATGGAATTAAAGGAAGTGCATTATTTGCGGGGGATTTAGCTGCAAGAATTCAAAAAACAATTGATTTCCCAGTAGATAAAGATGCAACTAAAAATGTTAGATCAATGATTGAATTGAGAACATTTTTAAAGTCACTCAATGGTATTTTGAATACAAATTCTGCCAATTATAGAAAACAAATTGGCGATCCATCCGTATTATTACAACAAGTTAATGAAGACATTAAGGAATATAGTAGTTTAGCTAAACAAATTTCTGATGTAATGCCATCACTTGTTGGTGCAACATTTGAATTAAGACAAATGTATGGTAAGAGACAATCATCTGCTCCTGGCGGAAAAGCTCCTGCTGGTGCAGTTCCACCAGTAATAAAAGAAGAAGATATTAAACTTGGAGGTTCTTTGGGTCAAGCAAAATCTAATTTGAGTGTAGAAGAATTATCAAGAGCAAAATTCTTTTTATCTAAGTTGGTTGATATTGGTCTATTAGTTAAATCAATTAATGTAGCTCAAGCAGATCAAGTTCAAATGAAGAATTTGTATAAAAATCTTCTTGAATTGGCAAATTTAGTAGTAAATAAAAATGTCAAAGGAATTAAATTAAATAAGAAAATTGATTCTGCTTTCCAAGGCAAAGATATATTAGGTCCAAACGCAGTTGACAAAAAACAAAGTCCTGTTAAACAAGGTCCTGGAGATATATTTAAAGAAGGAAAAAAGAATAATTTCAAATTAAGATAATATTTATATCATATGATCAAACTAACTGAAATAGCAGAAACATTGGGAATTAAAAATCAATCCCAATCTTCACAACCAGTTCCACAAGCTGTTGGAGAATCACCTGCAGCAGTAAAGACACTTACCAAGGAAGAAAAGAAAGCTCTTTATGAATTGGTACATAATTATAATGAATATGGAAAAGTTCTTTATGAATATCATCAATTGATGAAAGTTGCGGAAAATATTGATAAAATATCACAATATGCCGAAACATATGCATTGAATGAATGTGGTGATTGGATGCAAGAAAATACTGCTATTCGTCATTTCAAAGAATTGAAGAAGATGTCTGAAGCATTTAAGAAAAATGCTGCTAAATGTCAACAACAAAACAATGAAATGGTCAGTTTATATGAAGATATGGGCAATATTTTAGAAAAATATTTTGAAATTAAAAGTCATTAAAACATTATAAATAGAAACGAAAAACCCCACTTTTTACAGTGGGGTTTATTTTTTTAAATTTCTACTGAACCAAGTTCATCTATTTTATTTAACATATCACTGAACGATTTAAATAAATGTTTGGTATCATTTATTAATAAAATATAATCGTCATCTGTTTTATATATTTTGTAAGTGTAATCATCCATGTCTTTTTGATTTTTTACTTTTAATACAAGTCGTGCATCACCTTCTGGTTCAAATCCCATTCCATATAACATATCTAATTCTTTCCAATCCCATCCATTTGGATGATCTATGTCATCCAACTTATATTCTTTTTCTCCACTTTCTTTTGTTAAGAATGATTTTAAGTGTGTCATAATTAATTATTAATTTTAATTGCGTCTTTTATGAAACTGTATAATTTATTTTTTATTTCTCCTTCACCAGTATCATTAGTAATTGGATCGGATAACTTATAACGAATTTCTGCTGAAGGTTTATCAAAGTCTTCTTCATTTTGATATTCAGTATACCATACACCATATTTGAAAGAATTTTTTGTATCATCTTCTTCGTTTGTTAATTTCTTAATTACAAACTTAATTGTATTTTCATTGAATTCTTTATCAAAACTCAATTCCATACCAGATCCTGCATTTTTATTATTAACAGGACCAGTTACTTCTGCAATTTTTGCAACCTCATATGGTTTAAAATCAAGTCCTTGATTTTTATTTAATTCGTCTCTAAACTTAACATTTTTCTTATTAAGTTCAGCAGTTTCATTGATAACATTTGCAAATGATCTACGAAATATTTCTTTGAGTTTTGTTCGTATTTCATTCTTTTTTGCATCTGGTACATTTGCATACAATGCACGTAAATATCTTTGAACATCACCATCTGTGCATCCAAGTTTTTTACCAGTTTCTTTGTTGTAAATACATTTACCTTTGATTTTATATGGCATAATACTATAAATATCAATATTTTTTATTACTTTCAATTTTTTATTTATATTTATTTAACAGTAATACGACATTTCCTTTGTCGCAACATATAATTAATTAATCTTCATTGAAGTTCAAATCCTCAATAACTTCACACAAATAAGGAAAATAAATATGTCAAATCTATTAAAAGAAGCTATTGCTGACGCTAAGGCTGTACGTGCTACAGCACTTGCAAATGCAAAAGCTGCGTTGGAAGAAGCATTCCAACCAAAACTAGAAGCTATGTTAGCCGAAAAATTAAAAAACGAAATTTCTGAAGGTGAATATGGTTCAGATGAAGTATCTGAAACAATGCCAATGGAAATGTCCGCATCAGATGATGCAATGGATGAAGGAATGGAAATTACAGATGAAGAATTAAATGAAATTCTCGCTGAACTAGAAGGTGAATTGGATGAAGCAGGTCAAGTTGACCCAAATGTTCCAGTCGCACCAGCGCCTGCTCCAGTTGATCCAGCCGCAGCAGCACCAGCTCCAGTTGCACCAGTTGATCCAATGGCAGCTCCAGTTGCACCAGCACCTGCTCCAGTTGATCCAGCCGCAGTAGCACCAGCTCCAGCTCCTGCTCCAGTAGCCGAAGAAGCTGAAGGAGAAGAAGTAGTTGATCTACAAGAACTTCTTGATTCATTGAACGAAGAAGAAACCGAAGAAGAAGAAATGGAAGAATCCATTGTCAATGAAGAAAAGGAAGAAGACGACGAAAAAGAAGAAAAGGTAGATGAAAAGATTGAAGATGAAAAGGTTGACGAATCTCTTCAAGCTGAATTGAACGAAGCTATGTCTACTGTTCAATATCTCCGTGATCAACTTAACGAAGTTAATTTGTTGAATGCAAAGTTGCTATATACAAATAAACTATTTAATCAATTTAACCTCGACCAAAAGCAAAAACTTAAGGTTGTGGAAACATTCGACTTGGCTAAGTCCATCCGTGAAGTCAAGTTGAGTTATACTATTTTGTCCGAATCATATAGTTTAGGTGGATCAGTTGTCAAAAAGACTAATACAACTGCAAAAACAATCACCGAAGGTTTGGCAAGTAAACCAGTTGCATCAACAGCTCCTGCAAAGGAATTGATTGTAGAAAACAGCAACGTGATGGCTTCAAGATTCCAAAAGCTCGCCGGAATTAAGAAGTAAAAAGTTAAATTAAGGTGAGTAAAAACTAACTATAAAATAAATTCAAATTATGAGTGATATTAAATCATTATTGACAAACAATATGAATCCACAGGCTAAGTTGATGACTGAAACCCGTGGATTGCAAAGCAAATGGGACAAGACTGGTCTTCTTGAAGGACTAGAAGGTGT